CCTCACTACAAAGCTGGTCGTAAGAAAGCTCGTGATGCTTCTGGTCACGACTGGAATACTATTTTTGAGTGTTTGAATAAAATCCGTGATGAACTCCGAGACCATTCACCATACAAAGTGATTTCGGTTGATACTTGTGAGGCAGATGACATTATTGCTACTTTGGTGCAGAAATATTCGGCAACTCAAAAGATTATGATTCTTTCTAGTGATAAAGATTTTGCTCAGCTACAAAAGTTTCCTAATGTTGAGCAATTCTCACCGATATTGAAAAAATATATCAAAGAGCCATTGCCTGCAGCACAATTGAAACAGATGATTATTCGTGGTGACAAAGGCGATGGCATTCCTAACATTTTATCCATGGATGATGTGTTTGTTGTTGGTGGTCGTCAAAAACCAATTACAGAGGTTAAGATTATTCATTGGATGAATCAGGACCCAAAAGAATTTTGTAACGATGAAATGCTTCGTAATTATTCTCGCAACGAAACATTGATTGATTTGACTAAAATACCTCAGCGTTTGATGGATCAGATACTACATACCTATGAAGGTGTGTTTGGTCATACAAAACAAGAATTTATGAATTATATGATTGCAAACCGCCTCAAAAATTTAATTGAGGTGCTTGATGATTTCTGATATACTATACTCTGAAATATTTGATGAGTTTAATAAAGCAACAAACAAGGCAGAAAGAGTTGCCGTGTTGCGTAAGTATGACCATCCAAGGTTTCGTGAATTTCTAAAATATGCTTTAGATACAAATGTTAAATTTGATGTGGAAATTCCAAAATATCGGCCCGCTGTAGAACCAGCTGGTTTGAATTTTACTTACCTTAGTTCTGAAGTGACAAAATTTTATCGTTTCATTACTGGTCATCCATCAAGACCATCTGGTTTAACACCACTCAAACAAAAACAATTATTGGTTGTTATTTTAGAATCTTTACACAAAGATGAAGCTGAAATTTTAGTTAAACTAATTAAAGGCGACATTGGTGTAAAATATCTTACACTTAATTTAGTTACAGAATCTTTTCCTGGATTTTAATATGAAAGTTGTTGTTTGTTCTGGCGGATTTGACCCAATCCATTCTGGTCATATTTCCTATTTTCGTGAGGCTAAACATCTTGGCAATATTCTTGTAGTTGGCGTAAATTCTGATGAATGGTTGACCCGTAAAAAAGGCAAACCATTTATGCCACTACAAGAAAGGCTATTAATTGTGCAAGCCATTAAATATGTTGATTATACAATGAAATTTATTGATGACGATGATTCAGCACGACACCTCATTCATAATGTTAAATTAATGTGGCCTAGTGCCGAAATAATTTTTGCAAATGGTGGTGACCGCAACGCTTCAAACAATCGTGAAGCCAATGTTGAAGGCGTAACTTTTATGTTTGGTGTTGGTGGATCACATAAGATGAATTCTTCTTCTGAAATTCTTAAAACATGGAAAAATTGAAAGTTGCGGTAGTAACTCCTACAATTAATTCTGAGCATTTACAACAATGTTTAGAATCAGTTGAAAAACAAACTTATAAAAACCTAACACACTATATTTTTATTGATGGTTGTCAGTATGAACCAAAAGTAAAAGAACTAATTAGACAATATTCAAAAACAAGATATGTTGAATTGGAAGAAAATGTTGGCAAGGGTTGGTATGGACATAGAGTTTATTCTGCTTGCTCTTTTTTGGTTAACGCTGACATTATTTGTTATCTTGATGAGGATAATTGGTATGAGCCTTGTCATATCAATAAATTGGTGGAGAAAATTCAAAATGGCAACGATTGGGCGTATTCTTTACGAAAAATTTATAGCAAAGAGAGTGAGCACCTCTGTGATGACAACTGTGAATCGCTTGGCAAGTGGCCTGTATATTTTAATAATCAGGTTTTCCACATTGACACCTCTTCTTTTGCCATTAAGCGTGATATTGCTGTCCGCATAGGTCATGCATGGTACGGTCAATGGGGTGCCGACCGACAATTCTTTTCTAATCTATCAATGCATTTTCCTAAGTTTGATTGCACTTATGCACATACTTTATGTTATCGTTTGGATGGAAATCCAAATTCTGTGACAAAAGAATTCTTTGACCAAGGAAATGAAGTAATGCGAAAGAAATATGGCGATGTTTTTCCTTGGCATAACGGCAGCAGACTAAAACAAATTGAAATTGGTCCTGGTATTATTTTATCACAATGAAGATAGAAAAAACAAAATTACCTGGCGTTTTACTCATTACGCCTCCTGTTCTTGCTGAAGATTTTCGTGGCACAAATACCGAAGTTTATCACCAAGATGAATATGAAAAAAGCGGTATAAAAACTAAATTCATTTTGGATTCTGTTAGCGCCTCTCGCCGTCATGTGTTGAGAGGAATTCATGGTGATAACCGTACAACGAAGCTGATTACTTGTTTGTATGGTTGCATTTATTTTGTTGTGTTAAATCGTGACCCAAGCTCATCATATTTTAATAATTGGCAATCATTTACTTTATCCGATAGAAACAGGCAACAAGTGTTAGTGCCACCAAATTATGGTAATGGTCATCTTGTAATGAGCGACCATTGTGTGTTTTCATATAAATTAAACTCATATTATGACAGAGCAAGCCAATTCACAATCCGCTGGGACGATCCTGGACACGATATTTGGTGGCCAGTTAAAGAACCTATTCTCTCTGAACGAGACTCAATCATCTGATATGAAAACAGCATTTGTAACCGGTAGTTCTGGTTATTTGGGTTCCCATGTTTGTAAAGAACTCAAAAGAACTGGTTGGAAAGTTTTTGGTTATGATTATCAGCAACCAAGACATCAATACCTTGACCTATGGGAAAATGCCGATATTCGTGATGAATTATCTTTGTACGGAGCTTTGAAGCGATGTAAACCAGATGTAGTATTTCATTTTGCTGGTCGTATTGAAGTTGGTTTATCAATGCAAGAACCTACTGAATTCTATGAAGTGAATGTTGGCGGTACCACAACACTTTTAAATTTAATGACAAAGATTGGCCTCAATAACATCATTTACTCATCAACAGCTGGAGTTTACGCACCTCAAAGCCGAACAATTATGGAACCGGATGAGAAGAATTGGGATAATAATCCTTACGCTGGGTCAAAATTGTGTGCGGAAATGGCAATTCGCCACTCTGCTTTAAAACACATTATATTTCGTTATTTCAATTTGGCTGGTGCAGATCCAGAAAATGAAATTGGTGAGTGCCATGACCCCGAAACACATTTGATTCCAAAAACTTTGCAAAATCTAAATAATGTTGTTGAAATTTATGGAACAAATTACAATACAGAAGATGGCACCTGCATTAGAGATTATGTTCATGTCTCTGATGTTGCCAATGCTCATGTTCTTGCTGCCAATCATCTACTTGCAGGTAAAGAATCGTACATACTTAACCTCGGCACAGGCCAAGGCGAATCGGTAGTTTCCGTCATCAGTAAAATCATTCAAATTACTCGGCAATCAAAAGTTAATGTTAGAACTTTGCCAAGGCGTGACGGTGATCCAGATGTGTTAGTTGCCGATATATCTCTTGCCGAAAAGATATTGAATTACCGACCAAAACATGATATAATGTCTATTCTTCAAACTGCTTATAATTGGCATCTCAAACAAAATGGTAAATAAAGATATACAAAAACATGAAGGGTTGGACGCTGACGGTATTATCGGTCTTGGCCTTCTCAAAAATCACACATTTGTATTAAATGGCGATATTACCGAAGATACAATAGCGAATGCTATCCGTTGGTTAATTTACGAGAATACAAGTGATGAAGAAAAAGAATTGACACTCTATATCAATTCTAGTGGCGGATCTTTAAATGATGCATTTGCTTTAATAGATTTAATGTTAAATTCTAAGCACATAATTAAAACAATTGGCCTTGGTAATGTAATGTCATCCGCATTTCTTGTTTTTGCCGCAGGAACTAAAAATTATCGTTATATCGCTAAAAATGCTAGTATTCTTTCTCACCAATATAGTGATGAAATGGGTGAATCAAAACATCACGACATTAAATCATTCACAAAAGAATGTGATAACACCAATGAGCGTATGGTAAATTTGCTTAAAATTTGTACTGACCTCAATGGTTCTACAATCAAACGAAAACTTTTACCTGCATCTGATGTTTGGTTAAAAGCTGAAGAATTGATTGAACTTGGCATTGCAGACCACATTTTATAGGGAGGTGTAATTTCTAAAAATGCTAACAGGCGGAAAAAAATTTCAAAAAACAACAAAAACCAAATTTAAAAAAAATAAGGATCAACAAGGCGGTAAACATCTTGAAAAAACAAGACACCACGATAAATCATTTTATCGTTTAGTTAAACAAGAAAAGGAAGATTATGTCGTATAGAGAACTTCTCCTAAAACAAATCGCAGAATTAGAACAGAAAATTGCTTCTGATACAAGCGATAAAGAAACCTTAGAAAACGAATTGAAAAAGCTTAAACTTGCTGAATATGAGGAAGATTGGCGAGAAACCTTGGAACAACGCCTCCTACAAGAAGGCTGTTAGTAAGTATTTGCATGTTGAGACTGTTGACCACTACTGGAGAATATCATACCACAGTAACCATACAGGGACCGTGTGGTGTGATACTGATACGAGATTTAGTATGGATGCCCATAAACAGACAGGACCTGTTGGAAATATGTTATTGGGAATCATGGGCAGTATTGCAGGGAGCGTATCATTGTTGTTTTTCAATTCCGGGTAAAGTTTCGTTGCTGGAACCATATAACCCAACTAACTGAATGTGCCAGCATCATCACAAACCACATAATAGGCATTTCCCAGCTGTGACTGCCACACACAGGACTGTGTGTGATGTTGAGAATGCTCCACATGAATCCTAGTAGAAACAAGGGTGCAGGTGCTAAAGTTAGAATAGAATAAATTATTCGCATGAGATATTTATAGACCTGTGGATAAATCAATCTAGAATATGCGTAGGTAAGTGGTCACTAACTTACTACCTAGAAGTGTTGTTTCCATACAACATACCCCCTTGACTATCCCGCCAATGTCTGTATAATGGCTGGTATATTGATTGAGGGCATTATATTGTGTTTAAAATACTGAAAGAAACAACCGAGTGGATATGTGATTATACCGTTTATAATCATACCTATTTACTTGATCCAAAAAATCGTATTATCGCCTATTTCAATGTCAAAGATAAAACGATCCATAAATTAAATTCACCGTATGTTATGGATAAGCGTTATCGCAAATTCATTGAAACAAAGCATACCGGTTTATCTAAATTAATTCCTAAAGAATACCAAGATGATGAACGGCAAGAAAATGTTAAACCGTCTGCTTCTGTTCGTGTATTCAAAGTAAAATCAAAATCTAAAAACAAAACCTACGAAGTATCATTTAATACAATGAGTAAACAAATAAGTTGTGGTTGTACCGGGTATGGTTACAGAAGAACCTGTAGCCATGTGAAAGCTGTTTCTGTTAAACTTGGAGTGTAATTATGAAATTTACTGTATATCAAATCAATTTATCCGATACTCAATATGAAAACCGTGATTTGCGTGAATTGAGTTTGGACACAATTATGGATCCTACTCCTGAAGCAATTCAAAAGGCTTTTAGTTTGTATGAGAAGGTTGCTGAAATTGAAACCAAGGACTTTGAAGGTGTGTTTGAAGTTGGCAACCTTGGTCCTAAAACAAAACTTGGCGAATCAATTACTCGCTTTTTGCCGATGCATAGTGTATCGGTCGGTGATGTAGTTGTGCGAGAAGATGGTGTGACCAAGTTTGTTGCGCCTTACGGTTTTACTGCTGTTAATATTTAATTGGAGATTTTATAATGGTTCTTAGTTCAT